TCCCGGACGATGGTCTTGAGTTCGCTGCGACGGGTGACCTGGAGGATGTCCGCGTCGTACGCCTTGGCGTCGAACGTCTCCAGGTCCTCCTCGGTCAGAGGCTCGATGTCCCAGTCGTCGAGGAGGTCACGTTCCTTGACCGGCGTGATGTAGTAGTTGGTCTTCTTGTTCTTGGTCTCCTTGCGGACGGAGAAGTAGAGGTCGTCCCGGTTGATCGGGGCGGTCTTCTTGTCCTTGGAGTAGTTCTTCAGGATGTCCGCGACCATCGGGCCGACCTGCCAGACCTTGACCTGCGGGTCCTCGGGGTCGGTGAAGTCGATGACGTTGAAGGAGATCTGCTGGCTGGGCTTGTCACCCGCGTCGTCGCACAGCGGGCACTTGCTCTCCAGGCAGGTGAAGGACTTCTTGCCCGAGCGCTCGATCCAGTGCTGGAGGAAGACCAGGAACGGCTCCTCGTCCAGGATCTTCACGATCACGGACTCGCTGCCCGCCTTGAAGTTGTCCGGGAAGCCGGAGGACGCCTGCTTGGTCTTCTCGTACGAGCCCCAGCCACGGCCGCCGACCTTCGGCGCGGGCTCGTCGTCCTCGTCGTCGTCCTCGTCACGCGAGGCACGGCGCGAGCGTCGGGAGGTGTCGGCCTCCTCGGTATTAAGCGACCGGCGCGAGCCACGGCGGGAGCCACGGGCCGGAGCCTCGTCCTCTTCCTCCGCGTAGCCCTTCTCGTCCTCCGGCTCGTCGGCCGGGGAGTACGCCTCGGTGTCGCGGGCGGTGCGGCGGCGGGTAAGGGTGCGGGGCATTCAGTTCTCCTGCTGGTAGAGATGGACGTACGAGGATGCTTCGCCCGTGTTCAGCCGGGCTTCCTCGATGTCGGCCGCGAGGGCCTTGGTGATCTGGTCGGTGGCGACCTTGTCCAGGTCGTCGAGGGTGCGTGCCTTGGGGAAGTCGTCGGTGGAGATGTCGACCTCGTAGCCGAACTCCACCCACTCGAAGTTCCCCATGGACACGTGGTGCTTCTGGCTCTTGACGATCCTCACTCGTCGCCCGCCAGGACCTTGAAGAGGTCGATGATGCGCTCGGTGAAGCGGGTGCCCTTGATCGGCTTCTGGTGGGAGACGAGGACGCCTTCCTCGTAGGCGATGCGGACCATGCCCTCGACCTGCTGGCGGGTGTACAGGCGGCGTCGGCCGCGTACATCTCCGTCCTTGCCCGGCGACTGGTAGGTGGACTTGGGGATGACCCCTTCCCGCTCCCACTTCCGGATCGTCACGGGCTGCCGTCCCAGCGCCTTGGCGAGGTCGCCGACGGTGAAGAACTCCGTCTCGACTCCGGCCACGACGTACTTACGGGGCTTGGCATCCCATGCTCCGGGATCGGCCGCCGACGGGGCGGCCTCGGTATTAAGCCGGTTGCGGTGACGTACCAGGGGGCGCGTCGATCCGGGGTAGAACTGCTCACCGATCTCGGCGAATGCCTTGTCGATGGTGTCGGCGATGGTGTTCATGTGGTGGTGCTCCTATCAGCCACGGATGGGCTTGAACGCGAAGGACTCGGTCTCGACGAACAGGCCGTCCAGTTCCTCGTCGCTGAGGACGCCTTCCTGGTTGAGGACGTACAACTCGTCCTGGTCCAGGACCTCGGTGGTGACTTCCTTGAAGACCCGGTCGCGGATGCCCTTGGCGACGGCCAGTTCCTCGGCCTTCTCGGCGTCCAGGCTCACGCTGACGCGGCGCTCGCGCTTGACCTCGGTGAACTTCTGGCCGTTGACCTCGATGGGAGGGTCCAACTTCCAGAACTTGCTGCCCTTCTCGTCGATGTCGCCGTTGGCGTCCACGTGGACGCTGACCTCGTCGCGCAACTTGTTCTTGCGGGTGACGATCTCGGTCTCCTGGAACTTCAGGGCCAGGAACTGGCGGGTCTTCTCCCAGGGCGCGGACTGGGTGAGGGAGATGGGGCGCTCGATGCGCTGGGTTGCTCGTCTCTGCACGGTAGCCATAGAGCGGGGCTCTCTTTCTACGGAGTAGTAGGTCGGTTGAGCAGGTCCGACTCTACATTACGTCTTCGAGATTGTCCATATTGGATTACGTCTTCTTGAAGCCGTTACTTGCAGCCGAGACCGGAGTGGCCCTTGGCGTAGCGCTGCGCGTCGGCGTCGGTCTGGTCGGTGCGGAGAGTGGTCTCGGCGACGTCCTGGTAGACGGTGATGACGCGGTGGTCGGCCGGGTCGACGACAGCGACTATGTCGCCTCGGACGTGGCGCCACTGGCCGGGGAACCGGCTGGACGGGGAGGTGTGCTGCGGCCGGTCGGCGGCCTCCAGGACCTGCGCGCTGCTCCAGCCCTTCAGGGCGGCCTGCTTCTGCGCGTGGTAGGTCAGCCGGTACTCCGGGGAGTCGGTGACTCTGTTGCTCCCCCAGGTGATGCCGAGCGCTTCCGCGATGGTGGTCACGATGTCCTCCTGCGAGCTGTTCGATCCTTCGTTCGATTAACGCTTCGTGAGGACGACTCTACGTTTGGCATATGCGGATGTCAACAGGTTCCACCGAACCGTTTTACAAGGTCACCAGCGGTCGGCTGGGGCACCTCGGAGCGCCAGGCGGACGGGGGTCAGATCCCAGTCCTCCCGCTCCTCGGGTGGGCTTATGACGTCCTCAATCCCCTCACGGAGCAGGACGTCGAGTGGTTCTTCTCGCATGCCTAGATGGTGCCATGCGATTACGGCTTTAGAACCACTCGACGTCCGTCGTGCGATCCTGGAAGTTACGCCTCCAGGCACTGCGTCAGGGTCTGGACGTCGTTCTCGATCCGACCCTTCTCGTCGGCCCCGCGCCCGTCTGTGATGGCGCTGCCCACCCTCCGCTTGTGCGCCAGCATCGCTAGCTTGCGCGGCTCGGTGGTGCCCTGGGTGATGGCGTTCAGGATGTAGATGTCCTTGAACTGGCTGCTCGCGCGGTTGTGCCGGGCGTTGATCTGGTCCTGCTTCCCGGCCGACCAGGCGAGGTCGTAGTTGATCAAGTAATTGGCCATGTACAGGTCGGTGCCGAACGCCCCCGCGTGGGAGGACAGGAACACCTGACACTGTCCGTCGGTCTCGAACCTCTGGGCGGCATAGGCCTTGGCTGCCGAGGACATACGGCCGGTGTAGGTGACGAACGAGCCCTCCGGCAGGCGGTCACCGAGCAGGTCCAGCATGTCGGGGTTGACGCTGAACACGATGATCTTGTTGCCGGGCACCGCCATGATGTCCTCGACCGCTGCCGCCACGGCGTCCAGTTTCGGGGCCGTGGTGACGTCATCGAGCAGGCCGGACTGCCACACCTCGTAGGCGTACTTCGAGCCCGGCCACACCTTCTTCTCGACGCCGCGCGAGCGTGCCTCCTGGCTCTCCTCGTAACTCTGCCCGGACATGACGATCAGGTCCGGGTGGTTCAGCAGCATGTCGAGCGCCTGCATGCGGCTCATGATCTTGCCCTGCTGGCTGTTCTCGTTGGCCGCCTCTCCCCCGTGGTAGTGCGCGAACAAGTCGAAGTCGCCCATCGTCGGCCCGGCTGCCCGCAGTTCGGCGAGCAGGTCGGCCGCGATGGCCCGGTAAGCCTTCCTCGTCTTGGCGTCCAGGACGACCGGGATGACAGACTCCTGCACCTCGGGCAGGTACGGCCGGACGTCTTCGTCCAGCCGCGTCTTGCGGACCATGACCTCGGCCAGCTTGGCGTGCAGCACCGGCAGGTTCCTGTAGTTCTGCACCCCGCCGAAGCGGTTGCGCACGATGTACGTCTTGTCGAACAGGTCGAACCGGCCCAGGACCTGGTCGTCGACCCACTGCATGATCGAGAACAGTTCCTCGGGCTTCCCGTTCTCGACCGGGGTGCCGGTCATGCCGAAGCGGAACGGCGCCGTGAGCCTCTTGATCTTCCGCGTGCGCTGGGCCCGGAAGGTCTTGATGGCCGTGCACTCGTCCAGGACGATGCACTCCGGCTTGATCCTCCTTACGTAGTTCCAGTCGTTGACGACGTTCTCGTAGCCGAGGATCACGTAGTCCGGCCGGAGCGTCTTGACCTTGGCGTACAGCCCGGCGCGCTTCTTCGCGTCGCCGTCGATCAGGACGCAGTACTCCTCCGTCGGGACGGTGATCTCCTGCTTCAGCCCGTCCTCGCGCACCGTGACCACGCGGGTCGGCACGTCGGTGAGTTTGGCGATGGACTTGGCCCACTGGTACTTGAGGTTGGCCGGGACCACGATGACGGCGGTCTCGACCTCCCCCTTCTCCAGCAGCTCCTCAATGGCGGCCAGGGCGATGACAGTCTTACCCAGGCCCATCTCGTACGCGATCAGGAGAGAGCCGCGCTCCACGGCACGATCGACCGCCGATTCTTGGTAGCCGTGGAGGTCGACCGTCAGCACTGCGAGTACTGACGGGCGAACTGCGAACGCGACCGGGGGCGCCGGGCGTACGGCGTCCCCATGTCGAAGTGCCCGTCCTGGATGTGGTCCGGGTTGGCACACATCCGGCGCCTGCACGCGCGGTGCTTCTGTCGGCCGTCACCACCGGTAAGGAAGGACAGCAGGGTCTTGCCCTGGTAGTACGGCCGCGTCGCGGTGGACTGGAAGATGAGGCAGTCCGTCTCCGGGTCCGGCTCGACGCGGGCCCAGAAGTCCTCGCCCAGGTGCTCGTAGCCCTCGGGTGCCTTCATCGGTGGTCCCCCTTGCGGGGGCAGGTATTAAGCCGGGTCATGTTGATCTCCTAGAAGCGGGCGAGGATGGACGAGTAGGCGCCGCGTACAGCGGCCTTGATCTGGTCAGCGTTCATGTCGCCGGGGTCCTTGGCGTGAGGGGCCACGGAGTAGTCGAGGAACTTCAGGGTCAGGCCCCGGCCGGTCCACTCCTCCAGCAGCCGCTTGCACGCCTCCGCCCCGGCGTCGTCGTTGTCGAGGGCGATGATCACGGTGTCGAAGTGGTCGCGGATCAGGGACATCTGCGAGTCAGAAACTCCGGCGCCGTAGGAGGCCAGCCCTCCCCGGATCCCGCAGGTCCACAGACGGGCCACGTCCAGCGGCGACTCGACCAGCACGGCCACGTCGTCGTCGTAGGTGTGCAGGCCGAAGAGCGTCTTGGACTTGGCCATGCCCGGCGGCCGGTTGCGGAAGTAGCGGGCGTTCTTCTCCTGCCAGCCCCACAGCATCCCGGTGTCCGGGTCGCGCACCGGAACGATCCACATGTCCCGGGCCGGATCCCACAGCACCCCGCACGCCTCAGCGTCCTCCGGCATGAAGAACCGCTCGGCGCAGGCGCTCAGCGGCGGCACGGTGTACAGGGCCAGCGACGCCTCATTTATCTGCTTGGTCGTGTCGACCTTGTCGGGGCGCTGCTCCTTCTTCTTCTCCAGGTACTTCCGTACCCGCTCCGCTCCTCCCCTGCGCCGGACCCAGTTCTTGGCCTCCGCGTCGGTGGCCTCCTGGATGTCCCGTACGAGGACCCAGAAAGCCCCTCGGTATCCGCAGGAGAAGCAGTTGAAATAGCCCTCGTCGAAGTTTATAGAGAAGGATGGGTGTGCGTCTTTCTTTCCGGTGCGCTGCTCGTGCATGGGGCACGGCATATGTATTTCGTCTCCCTGGACCTTGTAGTCAAGGCCGAGCGTGTCCAGGCACGCGGTCACGTTTCCAGGGACGGGGTTTCCGATTGCGTCCCATCCGGCTTTTGCTCGGGGCACTGGTATCTCCTCTCCAGGTATGTCAGGTAACTCTTCATTTCCCAGGCGTCGCGGCGCCAGTACCAAGTTCCGTACGTTATGAATCGGACTGGCCCGAGGCCGCGCAGCCGGTGCATTTCGCTGGCGTAGATCAGATTCCGGTCACGGGGATTGCGGTTGTTCTCCCGGCACCAGAACTGGAACTCCCGGAAGTTCCCGGCGAGGACCACCAGCCGGGGCTCAGAAGGAGGAGCCGACATAGCCATCGGTGTTCATCTCGTCCATGGCGAACGGGTCCTCGTTCAGTTCCTCGAACTTGCCCGTCTCCCAGTCCCACTGGCAGTACGTCTCGATGGGCGGGCAGTTACGGGCCAGGACGACCTTGATCTTGTTGATGTTCGCGTCGTCCGTGGACTCGACGCCAAGGATCACGTCGGAGTCCTGGGCGAAGGAGGACGAATATCCGATGGAGTCGGACGTGATGCCCTTCTTCTTGTTCATCTTCCATTCCAGGACCTGCGTGGAAATGACGATCGGGAGTTGCAGGTTCTTCGCCATGCGCTTGAATCCTCGGGTGAGGTTGGTAAGCGCCTGGCTGGATCCCTGAGCCTCGCCGAGTTCGTCCTGCATCATGTAGATGCCGTCCACGAATACGATCGTCGGCCGGATGTGGTCGATCTTCGACTGCACACCGGTAAGCGTCGTCGCATTCATGGAGTCCGAGGACAGGAAGAACGAAGGCATAGCCTCCAGTTCCCGCAGGGCCCTTTCGAGTTTGTCCCACTCGGCCTTCTTGAGTGTTCCGTTTCTCAGCCGGGCGTGGGAAATCCCCGCGCGGATGGCGTCGAAACGTTCCTCCTGCTCCTCATTGCTCATCTCGAAGCCAATAAAAAGCGGACGCTCCCCGTGCAGGTGGGCGGCCATGGCAGCGAGCAACAACAGCGTCGACTTACCGGCCTTCGGCGGGCCGACGAAGGTGACCAGTTGCTCCTTCTGGAGGCCCTGGGTGGCCCTGTCGATCGTCGTGAAGCCGGTTGGTATGCCCCGGAGCCCGTCGGGCAGGTCCTTGAGCGTGAGGTACCGCGCGAGGCGTTCGTGGCCCGTCTCGGTCAGGTCGGTGTCGCGGGCGTTGGGAACCGCCGAGGCGATGTCCGCGAGGGTCTTGTGTAGCGCTGCCATGGCGGCCAGCGCGTTGCCCTCCTCGTGGGCGTCGACCGAGTCGGCCAGGCCCTGCTCCAGCAGGTCCAGGGTGTGCTGCTCGCGGAGCCGGTCGGTCAGCACCAGCATGCTGTCCTCGACCTTGACGAACTTGTACGTGGGGAAGTCGGTCTTGATGGTGGCGAGGCTGGGGATCTCGCCGTACGTGGCCTTGTGCCGCAGGATGGCCTTGAAGACGGCCTTGTTGTCCGGGTCGCCGAAGAACTCGGCGGTGATGCCCGCTTCCGCGACGTCGTTCAGGTCCTTGTCCTGGATGACGCGGGACACGAGCAAGCGCTCGAAGTCAGCCACTTACAGTGCTCCGATCAAGGTGGTGGGAGCAGCGGGCAGAGAGCGTCCCTTGCTGCCGAAGATCAGGTGGTGTTCGTTGTCGAAGATCGCGGCTACGTCCGGCATGTAGGGCAGGCGTCTGGCCAGCCGCTCCGGGGTCGTGGACCACACCCGGCCGATGGGAAGTCCCTCGGCGTCCAGGCGGGCCTCCAGGGGCTCGACAGCGTCGTCCCCGAGGTAGGTGACGACGTCGACCGAGTACTTGAAGCGCCAGACGGTGTCCCAGATGACCCGGGCCAGCGCGTCGTTGATCTCGTACGCGTCCACGGTCCGCTTGGCCATGCGAGCGCGGCGCCCGAACTTGCGGGCAACCAGCTCGTGCACGTATCCCTCGGGCTTCTCCGGCAGGACGCCGAGCATGCCCTCGTAGGCGATGACCAAGCGGGGGACGACCTCGTTGGAGATGTCGCCGCCCTGCATCAGGTGCGCTCCGCATCCGCGCGGAGCGAGATATTAAGCGTGTCGCCCTCCCACTTCTGGAACCGGCGGGTGCGCACGAGGTCGAAGCCGAGGTGCTTAGCGCGGCTGCGGACGGTCCACTCCAGGGAGGCCCAGTGCTCGGGGAGGCGATGGTCCGGCACTTCCCGTTTGTAGAGAATCACCAAAACCTCGTCCTCGAACGGGAGGGGCGTCTGCTCGTATTCAGGCTGCACGGCGGTCCTCTCCGATCAACTTGACGTGTGTGAAGGCCTGCTGGATGAAGGAGCCCATCGTGGGGTTGTAGACGGCGCCCCACTCCCGGGGCGGGAGGTTCGAGGTGACGATCGTGGGCCGGGCCTCGCGGTGACGCTGGCGCAGCAGGGTGTCCAGCAGTCCCTCGGCGTAGCCGGTCTTGGTCCGGTGCTCCTTGCCGACGTCGTCCAGGACGAGGACGGGGGCCTTCTCGGCCGCCACGATCTTGTCCTGGATGTCCCACCACCGGGCGACGGCTTCGGGCTCGGCCCGGTCCTGAAGGCCCATCTTCTCGATGGAGTCCTTCACGAAGTCGGCGTAGGCCAGCCAGTGCACCGGGAGGCGGTGGGCGTAGTAGACCTCCAGCAGGGTGGCCGTGGCGAGGGTCGTCTTGCCGGTCCCGGGCGGGCCGACGAGCAGCAGGCCCTTACCGATCTGGGACCAGTCCTCGGGGTACTCCGTGAGGGGCCGCTTGTCGGTGACGTAGTGGTCGCGCAGTTCGTCGAGCCAGGTACGGCAGGCGGCGGACTCATCGGTGTCCGCCACGGTATTAAGCCGCAGGTGACGGTAGTGCGCGGGGATGCCGTACTCCTTGAGCCGCAAGGCGTGGACCCGGGGGTCTGTCGCCACGGTTGCCTCCTTGTGTGGTGGTGGTTCAACGCTCAGGAGGCTACCACAGATTACGGCTTTCTGAATACGCCTTTGGGAAAACGTAAGGGGCGGACCGCCGTAGCAGCCCGCCCCTGGTGGCATCAGTCCCAGAAGGACTCGTCGTGCCGGTGCTTCTCCATCGTGTTGTCGACCTTGCCCAGCCGCTCCGTCAGCAGCCCACGGGCGCCGAGGAAGTCCTTCCAGGCCGGGTGGTTCTCCGACCGGTTCCAGGAGGACGACCAGTAGGTGATGATCATCTGCCGGATGGTCTCCCGTTCCAGGCCCTGGGCCATCCACCGGCCGAAGTTCCCGTAGAGGGCGCTGAGGTTGGTGGCGCCGGGTACCGGGTGGCCTACCTCCTCGGCCCGCTTCCCGAAGAACTCGGCCAGTTCCTCCGACGGCCTCTTGGAGCGCTTCTCACGAGGTCGCCGGACCGGAGGGGCCAGGTCGTCGTCCGAAGCCGGGAGACGGCCAGCGGGGCTGCTTCCTGGATCTTCCTCGCCGAGGGTCTGGGCCACGACGTACGCCGGGTCGAGTTCCTTCTCCGCCAGGGCGGCCTCCTCCGCCTGCTGCTTCCGGGTCTTCTTCCGACCGCCACGCTTGGGAGCCGCAACCGCATTCCAGCCCCGAGCACCCGGCCTCACAGGGATCTCCTCGGCCTCGCCGGGATTGGACCGTGCCGACCGGCGCGGTGGAAGAAACGTAGTTTCTTCTATATCTCTAACTTCCAGTTGGTTATTGGGGTTGGGTGAAAACTTCGACACCTGTGCGGATTCTGCACCCTCAGAGAGGTGTGCGGATTCTGCACCCTTGGAAGGCTCCGGGAGCCATTCCGATACCGGAAGTACCCGGCGCACCACGGACTTGTACCGCTCGGCCTCGGCAGGCTTCTCCGCGTCCGGGACGTGCTCGACGACGCGGCGTTCCTCCAGGGTCGCCAGCGCGGTGAACACCTGGCGCCGCGAGACTCTGGCCTTGGCCGCGATGGTGTCGACGGACTCCCAGCACATGCGGTGGGAGTCGTTGGCGGCGTCCGCCAGCGCGAGCAGAACCAGGCGCGTGGCCAGGCGGGTGTCGGACTGCGTGAAGACTTCCGACATGATCATGATGCTCACTCGGCGGCTCCGAATCCGCCGTTGATATTAAGTCGGCTCGACATGTTAGGTTCTTCCCATCTCGGGGTTTGTGGTGGGCCTCGGGGTGTGGTGGGCAAAAGCCCCCGGCAGTGAATCGAGGTCTCGAACCTCTTCAGCGCCGGGGGCTTTTGCGTTACTCACTCCGAGTCGAGTTCGAGGCCCTTCTCCTCGATCTCCGCCCGGGTCAGGTGTACGACGGTCTGTCCGGCCGGGATACGGCCACGGCCGCGACGGCTGTAGTTGCCCTCGTCGTCGACCAGGAAGGCAAACGTCTTGCTCTCGTCGCGCGGACGTCCACGGCGACGGCGTCCGGAGGTCTGCTCCTCCTCCGGCTCCTCGGCCTTCTTCTCGGCCGGGCGCTCCTGCTCCTCGGCCTCCTTGTCGTGGACCGAGTCGGCCACGATATTAAGCGCCTTGGCCAGCAGTTCGGTCAGCGGCCGGAGGCGTACCTCGGCCTGGTTGATGACCGCGTTGCGCTCGTCCTCCAGGCGGAAGGCGTTGTAGGCACCCTCCAAAGCGTTGCCGATGAGGATGAGGTCGATCTCCTTGTCGGGGACCGGGGTGGCCTCACGCTGGATCTTCTGCGCGGCGCGGTTGACCTCCTGCTCCAGGTCCTCCTGCTGCTCCTGGATGTCCTGCTCGACCGGGTGCTCCTCGGGCTCCGGCTCGACCTTGCGACCGCGACGGCCGCGCTTGGGCTCCTCCTGCTTGGGCTCCTCCGGCGCGTCCTCCTCGGTCAGCGGCTCCTCCTCCGGCTCGGCCTCCTCGGGCTCAGAGCGACGGCCACGACGGCGACCACGCTTGGGGGCCTCCGGCTCGGGCTCCGGCTCGGGCTCCGGCTGGGGCTCCTCCTCCGGCTC